CCACTGGAACGGGAACTCAACGGCCTGTTCTCCGGGTATCTTTCGTCCATTGCTGTAATGAACCAGCATGCGAGGCTTCACCCGGGGATAAATCGCATCGGCTAGAAAGTTCTGGTCGTGCGCAAGGCGATGTCCGAGTGTCTCGTCCTCTTTGTAGGCTGCGTAGGTTTCTCGGACGGAAATGCCGGCGGACTTGCGGAGCCCCCAGAGTCCACCCATCATCTGGGCTGTATGGACGACATTGTCTCGGATGGTGTGTGCGACATACTGGGGGTTCGCAACGAACTCCTGAATCGCCCAACGGTCCTTCCAATGAATCCGGCTATCTGCATCGCGTACCATCATCAGCTCCACATCGGGCTCATCGATGGCAAAGAACCGATGAATCATGTTGATGGCGCCAAGAAGACCCGTCTCATGGAGAACGACATTGTGATAGGCGCGCAGCCACTGCACCATCTCAGGCTCGACATCCGGACCAAGATAGACATAGACCTTCCAGGACGGGAAGTACTTGAGGGCAAGAAGAACGTTCTGCTGCATCCCGAGATAATAGCGGTCGTTCCGCGGCCCATAGAGACAGAACGAAAAGACGTTTACCATTGTCTTTCTCTTCTGATATATGATTTCGGGAAAGTGCTTTGCCGACCGCTGTTCGTGGGTGTTCGACCCGCGCTATCCAGACCGTCGCCGGTTTTCCTATGCAGAGGCCCGCTCGGGAGACTGGGTCTTTGTCAACGGAGACTATCTCCCTCAGTTCCGCGCCCAGTGCCCGCTGTTCTCTCCCAAGCAGTTTTTCATCCTCGTCCACAATACGGACCGCTCCTTTGGCCTTGTTGAACTGGGGATGCTGCTTCCGCTCAGTCGCCACATCTACGCCGTCAACACGGTCATCGACCATCCGCGGGTGACGACGATTCCTCTTGGATTTGTCGACCGACAGCTTCCATTCCTGGAAACATTCCAACGTCCAGACGTCCCGCGCGACATCACGGTCTATGCAAACTTCACCCAGACAACCAATGACGAGAGACGGCGAGCGTGTGTCGCAGCCTTCAAGGATGACCCTCGCGTGACCTGGCGGACGGGACTCTCTGTCCCCGAGTACTACGCAGACCTGTGTCGGTCCACGTTCGTTCTGTGTCCAGAAGGAACGGGAATCGATACACACCGTGTCTACGAGGCGCTTCTCTGCGGAGCGACTCCAGTTGTTCTGCGGAACTCACTTGCTGGTCTCTATTCTCGCCTCCCCGTCTGCATTGTAGACCGTTGGACGGACCCGTTTGTGATTCCATCCTCCCAACCCATTTCGTTTGACCCTGGGTCGTTTCTTACGCAACGAGCCTAGCCTGAATCTGAGGCCAGTACGCGGACGTCTTGCGAAGGAAGAGAATGTCAATCTGACAGAGGATGCCGTTCGCGCGATGGAGCTCGGGAATGTCGAGGGGCGCAAATCCAAGCGCATCGAGGTCCCGGAGCGTCTCCGCAAACGTCGGGGCGTTGGCATTGTAGACACCCGCAAACGGACATTCAAGAAGAACAACCTCCGTTCCCTCGAGAACGCGACGGCCTCCGCGGAGAATCGCAAGTTCGGCACCCTGACAATCGAGCTTCATGAACTCGAACGTCTCGGTGGGAAATAGGGCATCAAGCGTCGTGGTCGTTCGAAGCGTCGGTGCGACGCCCGCATAGTGGCGCGTCACCTCCTTGTAGAGGGAATCCCCTGTCGAGAGATTCGAATACCAGGGAACCTCGGTCTGCGTATCGGAGACAACCTCGTACAGCACGCGAGCTGGGAGAGTTCGAAGCTCGGGATGGGGATTCGGTTCAATCAGCGTAACAGCTGCCGACGGAAAGAGTCGTTTGATGTCTCGCGTCCACGTTCCCTTGAAGCCTCCGATGTCGAGAATGGTTCGCGGAGACCATCCGAAGGAACGAAGAATCTCCATGCGTCTTAGGCTCTCCGCGTGGTTTCACTGTAAATACAATGGCGCGGCTCCGCGTTGCACTCCTCTTCAGCGGTCAACCTCGGTGCATCGATGGTCTCTCCTATCAAGCCTTCAAGACCTGTCTCCTTGACCGGTATGATGTCGACGTCTACGCACACTTCTGGGGAGATGTCGAGTCCACCAAGTCCACGGGAACAACCGCTGCGAATCTGGAACGGTTCAAAGAGCTCTATGCTCCGAAGGCGATTCACGTGGACCCGCCCCTCCGCGCAGACGAGTTCCCCTTGTCCTTTCTTCAACCGCATTCTCCCGTTCCTCTGACGCAGGAGACCCTTCTGACGCTGACTCCCACCAATTGGGCTTCCTGGGTTCGGAACTGCGTGTCTATGTATACGTCGATGGGACGCGTCTACGAGCTCTTCAAGGTGGAGAGCTCCGGAGACTACGACTGGATTGTTCGGACGCGCACGGATTGCGTTCTCCTTCGGTGCCCGGACCTTGCAGCGCTCGAACGCAACTACCTCTACGCACCCCAATGGCATTCACTGACACAGGGAGTCCTCGTCAATCACGCACTGATTGTCGCTCCCGCGCTTGCGTCGGCCGTCTTTGGCATCCGCGAGACACTCGAGCAGCTTCCTGGGAAGATGGACGAAGACTTCATCTTTCATCGGCTCCGAACAACGGATACCCTTCGGTATGTTCGAACCATTCCGTTGGACCAGTTCTATCCGACGCTCACACGCGATGGAATCAACACAGACAAACCGGAACCCGACAAGCGACCCGAACGTGTTGCACCTCCCTATACTCAGTTCGTCTGGGGAACATCCGCTTGGAAGAAAATCCAGTTCGGGTGAGAGTCGCCAGGTCCAACGGGGCGAATGACAGAACGGAAGTTGGTGAATCCCACAGCCTCCAGGTCCGCCTTGAGCTGGTCGGGAGAATCGACACGCGTATCGCATCCACCATTGGTCGTCAGGGCGGCGTAGTTGTTCGCGTAGTAGTCCACTCCGTAGGACGACTTGCCAAAGCCCATCTGCATGGTGAGTGTCCCACCAGGAACAAGGACGCGGAAGAACTCCTTGAGATAATTGAACCGAATCTCGTGGACGCAGATGTGCTGAAGGGCAATTGTCCCCATGACGATGTCATAGGTTGCGGAGGGCACGTTCGCAAGGTCGACTCCGCTGCACGGATAGAGCGTGAACTTGGAGGGGTCCAGGAGCGAATCCGTGAGGAGAACACGAGCCTTCTGCAGGTTGATTTCACTGATGTCGACACCATCAATCCGCGCAAAGACACCCGCATACTTGACGAGGTTGCGGCCGGGGCCACATCCAAAATCGAGAACCCGCTTCGAGGAGAGGTCGGACAGTCCCTGAAACAGGAGCTTGTAGTCCGGCCAGTCATTGTGCGTCTCATAGCCACCAATCACCCAGTACTTCTCGTTCAGGCTCCACCGGGTAGCGTCGGCATCGTACCTGCGCTTCTGCATCTGAGTGTAGGGGTTGGACGGGTCCATTTATCTTACCCAAGACACGAGGAAAAGACCTCCATAACGCGAGCGGGAGTATAGGCCATGTAGCCATTGTTCGTCATGTCTTTCTTCCAGGACCTCATCATAAAGAGTGCAAGAAGGTCGTCCTTGGAAGAATACAGCGTGCACGCGGGTCCGAGGATGTCGATATGCGCGCGTTCCGGAGAGTCAGCGTACGTCACGATGGGCTTGCCGCACATGGCAAATTCCCCACAGGACAATCCAAAGGTTTCCCCGCGAGACCGAGCATGAAGCATCACATCGCACGTGTTAATGAACTTGCGCTTGACATGGGCGTCCGTTGTCCTGGGGAGATACAGAATCCTCGGATGCTGTGCAAACTCCTTTGTATTCATGGCAACGAACACGAAGGATGGATTCATCGTGAGAATCTCGACAATGGCCTGATGCACGAAGGGAATATCAAAACTGTCTGTCGACCCGTACCGTCCAATGACGGTGGCGGTCGCCGGAATCCCGAGTTCCTCGCGGAACGACTCCGAATGCTCGGCAACCGAAATCATATGGGGAAGAACAGGAACGTGAGTTCCATGGAGGCGATTGAGCGTGTCACTAATCGCACAATAGACACTTCCATGTGGGAACTTGGTCGTGAATACGCAATGGACGATGGTCTTGCATTTGGTTGTGAACCAGGCGTCCCGTTCGCCAGATTTGATGACATAGAGGACATCAAGACCAAGCGACGTGACTGCGTCATCGATATCCGCCTGAGAGGTCACGAAGACGACCGGAAATCGTTTTTCAAACTTCGCATAGATTTCGCCATGGGTGGCACGGAGGTCCCGCGTCAGGACGACGGACGTATTCCCCAGAAGCGTCTCGTTGAAGTGGGCGTAGTCGTAAAGCGCGACTTCGGTTCCGCCATACGAGATGTGATTCGTGAGAAAGCCGACTTTCATATGACTTACACAGCACGGCTGACTGAAAGTCATGTCATACTACGAGGTTGCCTATTCCACGCGCGAGACGATTGAGAATACCAAGGCCTTCACCGATGCCGTTCTGGATGCGAAGATTCCGGGATGTCTCGTCGAATGTGGCGTGGCCGCAGGAGCCCAGCTTGGGGCCATGCAGACGCAGCTCCTTGCGCGAGGTGAGACGCGGTGGATGTATGGATTCGATTCGTTCGAGGGAATTCCGATTGCGTCGGTGGAGGACGACCAGCAGCCAGGAATTCCGGGTCCCAAGCCCTTCATTGTGTATTCGGACAAGCGCGAGCTCTTGAAGTCGTCTGGGATTACGGTGCATGGACTCGAGCAAGTTCAGGCGCGCATCAAGCGCTGGTTCCCGCGGGCCTGGGATACGATTGTGCTTGTGAAGGGGTGGTTCCAGGATACGCTTCCGATGTATGTGTCTGTCTTCAAGCGTCTGGGTGGCATTGCCCTTCTCCGCCTGGATGGCGACCTCTATGAGTCGACGAAGGTGAGTCTGGAGCATCTCTTTCCCCTTCTGAATGCGGGTGGCATTCTCATCGTGGATGATTGGGAGCTCACGGGATGCCGTCGGGCCTGTGAAGAGTACTTCGCAGACCATCCTGTGGAGCGCGTGGACCCGCCGCATGGAGATGGAACCGGTCCTGCATATTTCCGAAAGGTCTAACCCCACACTCAACCCGGGATACCGGGCTCAGTTGGGGGTTTCCCCCGCTCTTGTGTTTGATTTTTGATATAGGAACTCCCTCACCACCTGAGCGTCTCTCACGCTTAGTTGGAGTAGGCGAGGCCACCCATGCCGGACATGACGCGGAGAACGTTGTAGTTCACGGCGTACACGCGGACCTGCGCGGTGCGGCCAGAGCGGACAGTGTTGACGGACACCGTGAGCTGGAGGGTCGCCTTGTCGATACGGGAGAAGTTGCAGGTGCCAGACGGCTGGTGCTCCTCGGGCTTGAGCGCGAAGGAGTAGACGTTGATACCCGGGGTGGGGGTGCGAGTGTGGTGCTGGTAGGGCTGCACGCGGTCGAAGTAGCGACCCTCGCGCTCCGTGAAGCGGTCCTGGCCGTTGAGCTGGAGCTTCGCAACCTCCACGGGGTTCTTGCCAGAGCACTTGACACCGGAGTCGAGGATGACCTTGGCGAGGAGGTAGTTGGTGGTCGCCGCGAAGACCTCCTCACCCTGGTTGTCGCCAGAGTCAAGCCAAGAGGCACCGCCCAGCGAGGGGCCGGGGTTGATGCCGAGGCCAGGGAGGTAGGGGCCAGAGGGACCATCACCCGAGGTGGTCTGGAGACCAGTGTTGGAGCCCTTGCCGAGGGAGCCGCGGCCGAGGATATCCATGACAACACCCTCCGTGGTGAAGTCATCCGTGTAGTTGAAGGGCTGGCAGCCGTTGACCTCCGCGATGAAGTTCTGGCCGGGGGTGCAGTCGACGAACGAGTCGCGCTGGACAACCCACACGAGCTCCTTGACAGGGTGGTTGAAGTTCAGCTGGATCTTGTTGGAGGACGAGGTGATGCTCTCCGCGCCAGTGAACTGGAGCTGCTCGATGAGGTACTCGTGGGTCTGCTGGGCGAAGCGGCGGCGCTCCTCGGTGTCGAGGTAGATGTAGTCGATGTAGAGAGACGCGGCGGTGAGGGACTGGATGGAGGTCGCCGGGGCAGTGGAGCCGGTGGTCTCGTAGTAGCAGCAGTTGATCCACTGCTCGAACTCGACGTTGATGCGGACCTCGTGGTACTGGAGGGCGATGAGCGGGATGGCGAGGCCAGGGTTGCGGCAGAACCAGAACTGGAGGGGGATGTAGAGAGTCTTGGCGGGGGTGCCGGCGCGGGGGGCGCAGGAGTTGGTGAGCTCAGCGCCAGCGCAGGAGGCATCGAGCTGGTAGCCCTTGGCATCCTTCATGAGGACGAGGTCGTGGGTGTTGCCAATCATGTCATCGAGGGCAGAGATGGTACCCGCATCCTGAGTGAGCTGGGTCCAGATCTGCATCCAGTCACCATACTGGCGGTCGATGCGCTGGCCGCCAATCTCGAGCTCGACGACCTTGATGAGGCGGTGGCCGATGTAGTTGAGCCAGCGGAAGCGGTTGAGGTTGGTGGAGCCGGAGACGAGGTCGACGGCGGGGAGGACAACCTGAACGTAGGTGCGGTACATCAGGTCCGCATTGCGGTTGATGACGGCAGTGACGCGCTTGTTGAAGTCCGCCTGGCCGTTGAAGGTGACCTCAATGGACTCCATGGCGAAGTTGGTGTGGCGCTTGTAGAGAATCTTCCAGAAGGTAATCTGAGGGGTACCGGTGATGTAGATATCCTGCGCACCGTAGCTGACAAGCTGAAGAAGACCGCCACCCATGTTGGTATGTTCTCCACGAAGACGATTTCGTACGCCGAATTCACGCAGAGGCGTTTTCACGAGAAAATGTTTGTAGGGTACAATGCCCTCCTGCGAGGTGTGTTCGCGAACCGCATACTACGGGACAGAGACACCTCGGTTCTGTCGCTCTCACAAAGAGTCTGGAATGAAGAATCTGATTGTCCCTCTTTGTGAGGAACCGGGATGTGTATCGACATCCCGTGCGTTCGGGTTTCCTCACCAGAAGGGCGTTCGCTGTAAGAAACATGCCCTTCCTGGAATGGTGAACGTCGTCAACAGACTCTGTGATGCGAAGGGATGCACATCGACGTCGCGAGTCTTTGGACAGCCAGGGTCGAAGAGGCGCTATTGTAAGGAGCACGCTCTTCCAACGATGGTCAATCTTGTCAATCCAACCTGTGAGCACCCGGGATGTCCATCGACCTCCCGCAATTTTGATGTCACAGGGGGGAAGGGACGCTTCTGTAAGCGTCACGCAGACAAGGGAATGCTGGATGTTCGGAATCCTCGGTGCCTCCATTCGGGATGTACGAAGAAACCGACCTATGGACTCAAAGGCAAACCCTCTCGGTATTGTGCCGAACACAAGCTCCCAGGGATGTGTATTCGGTATGCGTGCGAAGCCGATGGTTGTACCACTGCTGCGGGATGTAATTATGAAGGCGAAACCCTTGGGCGATTTTGCTCGACGCATAAATTGGATGGAATGGTGAATGTTCTCACGCGGAAATGTGACGCTCCGGGGTGTACGAAGACTGCGAGCTTTGGAGTCACAACTCCTCGTCGATGCAAAGCACATGCAGACTCCGAGATGAAGAACCTCATGGCGAAGGTATGTGCCGCAGACGGGTGCGACATCGCGGCCTCCTACGGACTCCCCGGTCAGCGTCCTCAGGTCTGTCAGCGGCATTCCTCGTCGGACATGGTCTGCGTCCTTGGGCCACGATGTGAAGTCTCGGGGTGCACGACACACTGTCGCAACTATGATGTTCCCGGAGGGAAGGGACGGGTCTGTGCGCGTCACAGGGAGCCGGGGATGGTGGATGTCCGCACTCCGAAATGTGAATCCTGTGACAGTGCCGCGCGATACGGTCTTCCGGGATGTAAACCCTCTCGGTGCACGCAGCATCGTCTCTCTGGAATGCTCGTACGGCCCCGGGCGCGTTGTACTATCTGTCGCAAGCCGGCCGTATATGGCCAGAACTTCGTTGCGACGCACTGTGAGGCCCATCGTGATGAAACAGACCAAAATCTCATGGAACGAACATGCGTGTCGTGTGGACTTCTCATGGTGTTGGATGCAAATAACAAGTGCGAATTCTGTGACTCCGCACGATTTGAGACCAATCGGCTTGCGAAACAGAATGCCCTCATGGCGTACCTCGACAAACACAAGCTCCGTGGGAACTCCACAGATGTTGTGATTGAAAAAGGAGCGTGTGGTCGCGAACGCCCCGACCGTGTCTTTGAGTTCGACGACAAGGTTGTCATTTTAGAATGCGACGAGCATCAGCACAAGGACCGTCCGTGTTCCTGCGAGCAAACCCGGATGGTGAACATTGGACAGACCTTTGGAGGAACACCTGTCTACTTCCTACGGTGGAATCCCGACACCTATGCGCCAGGAGACACCCGAGCTCCCGAACCCGTCGCCCGCCGCCATAAACTTGTCGCGGACTATCTCCATCAAATTGAAGATGGATTGGTCGAGCTTCCCGTCGCGCTCGTATCGGTTCTGTATCTCTATCATGACGGATGGACAACTCTTGCAGACGCAACCTGGGAGGTCTTGACCCCCTTTATTCCTGAAAGGACTCCCTAGCAAGTTCCAGGTGGTAGCACTCACGACACAGAGCGATGTATCTCTCGTGGCCGCCGACGAGTACCTGTTGGTCGTGCGGTCCATTCCGACGGTGTGTGAAGGGGGCCGGTCGCCCGTTCGCACAGCGACGACAGAAGGCCGTGAGACGCTCCACGTGGTCTGCGAGAGGAATGCAGTCGAGAAGCTCTCCAAAGGGCCTGCGATTCGAGTCGCCATCGAGTCCCACGAGATAGAGATGCTTTCCATGCGTATCGACGACCCATTCGACAAACGGCACGAGGCGCTTGAAAAACTGGGCTTCGTCAACAATCAGAACGGGAAAGCGAGACCAATCCTCCAACCGAAGGTCGTCGAGGTCGCGTACAGCGATACACGGGGCCCGTTGTCCGTCGTGCGTCGCAATCTCGTTGCGGCTGTATCGCGTATCGTCTGCATGCTTGACGACAAGAACCGGAGTGTCGAGGGCCGCATACCGAGAAATGAGACTCAGAATCCGACTGGACTTGCCCGCAAACATCGGACCCATGAGGATGGTCAGGGACATTTACGACGTACCTGCGTCGTCTGAGTAAATGGACCCGGACCACGCTCTGAGTATCGCTGCGGGAGTTGGACTTGCGGTGTGTGGACTCTGTGTGGGGATTGCCGCATGGAAAAACAGTCGAGGGTGGAACCAACCCGCACTCAAGCCGTCTCGCTCCGAGAACGACCTCACCGATATTCTCGAACATAGCGTTCCCTCTGCCTCCGCCCGCCGTCTGACGCCTCCCGACGACCCATTGTAAGCGTCTTCTATTCAGTGTAGGAGTCCATATCTACGGGGAAGATAACCCCAGCTTTGGCTTGCTCGGGTGTCATCTCTTTCATAATTTCTGACTTGCGAGACAGCGCGTCGAGAACCATCGTTTCTGGGCGATTCTTGCCGTACACGAAGAAGACATCGGCGTTTGACCTGGTATTCGCGCGGTGGAAGCGGTGTCCAAGCTGGTAGAGTGTGATGGTTGAGTAATTGGGGTTGATATAGGCTGTGCGAGGAAATCCGCCATGCTTGTCGTCCAGGTCAATGCCTGTGCTACACACCTGGACGTTTCCAATGAGAAGTCGGTACATTGTATTCGGTGCCTGAAAGGCGTCGAGGATATGCACGCGACGAGGTTGCGACGTGCTTCCTTGGAGAATGAGAGGCTCAAACTCTGCTAGAGCTTGTTCCACGTAGGAGATGGTCTTCGCATAGTTCAGACAGAGGATGACCTTCCGAGACGGGTCGCTCGCAAGCGTCTTCCGCGCAAGGCGTACAAACATATGCCGTTTCGCCCACTCGATCGCAACGAGAGCTTCGGCGATTTCTACAAAGCTGTTGGAGTCAACCCCGAGTTTCGTCACCTGAACGGTCTGGGTTGATGCGTCGTAGCATGTCGCGTGCTCCAGCATACAGACTGCACGAAACAACTCGGCTTGCTCGTCGTCATCTGGCGTTTCGTAGAAGCCGTTCCGCTTCACGAGAGACACCGCAAGCGACGGAGGTGTCATGGCGGAGGCGAGCGACGGACGGATACAATGGAGGAAGAGATTGTAGGCGTAGCGCGTCAGGGTTCTCCCCGACTCGAACCGGCGTGGACGAGGGACAGTTTCGTAGAGGGCTGGATTGACCCGCTGAGAATACGCGCGAATCTCCTCCATCCCTGTCCAGACGAGGTCGTGGGCGACGAAGCAGTACCGCGCAATCTCGTCGGCTTTGAACACGCCCATGGCCTTGAAGAGGCGGAGTGTTTGCTCCGCCTTGTCAATGGGGCTACCCGATAGCAAGAGGACGCGAGATGCATCGTGTTGGCGGGCGCATGTGATCATCGCGCGACAGGCTTCGAACTGTGCGCTAAGGTTTTTGAAATGCTGAATTTCGTCCAAGATGAACAGAACACCCTCTTTCGCCATCGCAGTAAGCGTATCGGTTGGCGTGAAGGTCACCGTTCGGATATTCTTCGGGGTCTCCTGGCGCTGGAACTCGTCCCAGTCTACAACCGTCTGCGACACATCCACACGATGGAGAAGTCCATGCTTGGGTTTCTTGTCCTTGACCCCGCGGAGGGTTTGGTAGCTCATCACGGAGTGAATCGGTACACCGTGGTCGGTCTTCATCTGCATCCACTTCGGCGCAACCGTAAGCGGACAGACAACAACAACATGGCGGAACTTCATGGAGAGGGCGATGTGCGAGCTGGTATACGTCTTTCCCGTTCCCATCATCGAGAAGTCGAATGCGATTGTATTGGAGCGGAGGATGTTCAGAAGCGTGTCCACATGAGGGACCTGATGCGGGAGGAGATCGAACATTTTGAGTACCGTCCACTTCGGTGGCGTCATACCGATCCGTTTTCACGAGAGTACCATCCGAGGAACGATATGCATCGCCTCTAGCTCTTGGACCCAGAGTTTCATCGCGTATGGAATCGTCTTCGTGACGAACTCTGTCTTGCCCGCACACACCCCGCAGGAGTAGATGCCTTCCTGCTCGTTGACAACCGCGAGCGTCCCACAGGTCTTGCAGATGCCCGTCGGAAACGGGTCGGATACATCCATCAGGCGCTCCTTTGTGAACGCCGCAGCTCCGTGCGACAGCATACAGTCGCGCTCCATCTCTCCCACGCGGAGACCCCCATCTCTGGCCCTGCCCTCACACGGCTGGCGGGTCAGACTCACGATGGGTCCGCGCGCGCGTGAGTGCTTCTTGTCAATCACCATGTGCTTCAGACGCTGGTAGAACGTCGGTCCCATGAAGATTTCCGCCTCCATCATCTCGCCCGTCTGCCCGTTGTAGAGCAGCTCGTTCCCGTAGGACTGGAGTCCGAGGTCCAGCATGTGCTCGCGCAAATCCTTGACCTTCAGATGGTCGTACGGCGTTCCATCGCCAAGGGTTCCTCGGCGCACACCAATCTTGCCGTAGATGTTCTCCATCAGCTGTGCAATCGTCATGCGGGACGGAACCGCGTGGGGGTTCATGATGAGGTCCGGACGCAGGCCACTCGCTGTGAACGGCATATCCTGCTCGTCCAGTAGCATTCCCACGGTTCCCTTCTGGCCGTGACGGGAGGAGAACTTGTCGCCAATCTGCGGAATGCGCTCCGAGACCACGCGCACCTTGATGAACGGATAGCCATCCGAGTTCTTGTCCTGCCAGACTCCGTCGATACGGCAGGGTTCCGTGTTCTTGTGGGTCGTGCTCGCATCACGATACGTGTATCCTGCAGTATCATTTCGAAGATTGACGACCTTCCCGATGACGACGTCGTTCTCCTGAAGCGTCGCATTCAGAATCGGCAGGCCATTCTCACCAATCGCCGCATAGGAGCTGTTCTTGAACTTGCGGGTGTTGTGTTTCTGGGGCTTCATGAACTTCTCCTCCCGACCGCTCGTGACATTGCGGTGCTCCTCGTCCTTATACATCGTGTAGTAGAGGCCTCGCATGAAGCCACGGTTGACACTGGACCGATTCATGATGATGGAGTCCTCCTGATTGTAGCCTCCGTAGCACGCGATGGCGACAATCGCATTCATCCCTGAGGGCATCTCGTGGAGCTTCAGAAGGTTCATCGAACGGGTCTCTACAATCGGGCGGCTCAGCGAGCAGAGCATATACCCGTTTTTGTCGAGACGCTTGGCGTAGTTGCCGGCGTACACACACATGGACTGCTTTCCCATGGCCGACTGATAGGTGTTGCGAGGCGACTGATTGTGGTCCGACAGCGGAATGCTGGCCGCCATCTGTCCGAGGATGAGACTGGGGTGGACCTCGTAGTGGGTATGCTGCGGCGTACATTCAGGGCGGCTGGTCGCAATCCGCAGCGTCTCCGTCTCCGAGGCATCGATGTACTCGAGCGAGGTCTTGAGCCAGGTGGTCCAATCCGACCCCGGAGTCGCCATCGGGGCACCGACGCGGAACACAGGACGCACCAGACGACCTGCGTCTGTCTCGATGAGAATGCTATTCAGGAGGGTGTACCAAGCCACCGAGATATGTGGGTGAATCCGGAAGGAGCGCTTGGCTGCCCGAAGCGTGTCCGTGAGCGTCTTGGGGTCCTGGGTATAGGCGACGATGACACCATTCACCGTAATAGCCGTCCCCGCGTACACCTTCGGCTCGCGCACCCACGTGAGGCCCGAACACTCCTCGAGGAAATGGAGCACGGTGTTGCTGGGGACGTGCTGGGTGACGCTCGACAGAAGGCTCATGGTCTTGACGATGCCGACTGAGTGACCCTCCGGCGTCTCCACAGGGCAGACGAATCCCCAGCTCGTGCCGTGGAGCTTGCGCGGCGCAAGGAGCTTGCCAGACTTCTCTACCGGGGTCTGGATGCGGCGGAGATGGGAGAGCGTCGCAGAATACGACATACGGGCCAGAACCTGCGAGACACCCACCTTGGTCGCATTCGAGAGCGAGGTCGAGTTGCTCGTGCCGAGACCCTGGACGGTGAAGTTACCGGTCGCAAGGGCCTGCTTGAGCTTGCCCTCAATCGTTGAGAGCTTCAGGATTTTGTAGAGATTGTTGATGTTGAGAATCTCCATGGGGCGAGGACCGCTCTCGCCTTTTTTCCACGCGTCGTTGTTAACCTCCTGGACGAACTCATTGCGGGTGTCGTTGCAGACCTTCTGGAAGAGCTGACGGAAGAGATGCGTCAGGAGGGCTCCGGTCGTGACAACGCGCTTGTTCGGGTAGGCATCGCGGTCGTCCAGAGCAATCTGTCCCTGGTCGGTCAGGAGGAGCCGGCGAATCATGCTCGCCGTCAGAAGGGCCTTGCGCGCATTGTGGACCGCGAGACCCGCTGACTCGCCTGCGAACTTGACGTGGGGGAGATATTCGGTCGTCAGGAGCTGGCGGACGTACGCATTCTTGTCTTCCTGATTGGTCCCGTACTGGAGGTTGTTGGCGAGGTAGGTAATGGCCTCCTCCTGGGAGAAGACACCTAGCTCCGCACACTCACGGAATGAAGCTCCGAGGAGCTCGACATGGGGGTCGTCGAGACGCCCCCAAACAAGCTTGGCGACATCCGCATCAGAGCGAATCCCCAGCGCACGAAAGTACACCAGCACAGGAATGTCCTCACGGAAGCGGGGCACGCAAGCCAGCAGAGGGTACCCAAATCCATTGAACTTGGAGGACAGACGAATCTCCAGTTTCTTCGGCGGCATCGTGAACGTCTCGGAGAGAGACTTCAGCTCGACGCTGTAGGAGTGCTTGGAGCTGGCCTTCTTGGACTGGAACACCATGATACGATTGTCTGCAACCTTCTCCTGACACAGGATGGTTCGCTCCGAGCCGTGGATGAGAAAGTAGCCCAGAGGGTCATGCGCGCATTCTCCAAGCTGTTCGAGAGACAGAGGGTAGTCCTTGAGGAGACAGAGAGAAGAGCCAAGCATAACAGGGAGCTTCCCCAGAGAAATGCCTTCGAAGACACGAGACTCCTCCGTGAAGGTTTCATACTGCTCTCCTGAATAGGTCTTTGCGGTAAACCGGATGTCGGCGTGCATCTGGGCGGCGTAGGTGAAGTTGCGAATGCGCGCCTCCATCGGAAGCATGGGCTTGACACGCCCGGTGGCCTCGGTGATGCGCGGCTTCATATACGAGATGTTCTCGAAGGTCAGGGTGAACTCGTACTTGTACTTCTTGTGAACCGGGTGCTGCTCGTGCCAGACCTTGATGGGAGGCGTCGACTGAATGATAAGGGGGAGCTTGTTGCGCACGAAGTCCTCATACGAATCCACCTGGTGGTCGACGAGGCGACGCACTCCGTTCGCAAAGTAGGCCTTGACGGCATCCCAACACGGGTCAGTGGACGATGAGGACGACATGGTATCTGTGTGCCGGAGTCTGTGCGTAAACTTGTTTGTCCGTTTTCAACAAGAGACATGCCCGACGCCCCCATCAAAATTGTCAAGGTCCGGGAGACTCCGGCCCAGCAAGCCGTTTCTCGTAAATCAACGGCCAAGGTCGTCCCGAAGGTCACGAAGAAGACCATGCGGACGTTTCCGCGCGGTGTTCTCAAGAAGAAAGGGGGTGCCCCCGGACTGAAGGCAGTGTCTGACCCGGCGAAGTCTCCACCGGTTGTTGCGGGCCGCAAGTCGACGCTTCGGATTCTCACGGAGAAGGGTGCGGCCAAACGGCGGGAGACAATCCATACGAAGGTAAAGTCAATGTCTGCGGGTACGGTTCGCGAAACCCTTCGCAGGTCAGGCCTCCCGATTTCCGACAAGACACCCCCGCATATTGCGAAGGAAATCCTAGAAGGCGGCATGGAAGCTGGGATGATTGTCTCGGCGTGAAACAATGACCGCCGTCTGGGGACCACTGGGGTGGATGACACTGCATTCCGTGTCGACGATATACCCGGAACGTCCGTCGCAACGAGAGAAAGACTTGATGACAGTTTGGGTAGGACTCTTTGGCGAGACAATTACCTGTCCGCATTGCCGAGACCACTTTCGAAGCATGCATGCGAATTATCGGACCAAGTATCCTGGCTACCTTGACTCTCGTCAGGCCTTTGCGATGTTTGTCTTCCGATGCCACAATGTCGTGAATGCCCGGTTGTCGAAACCCGTCTATTCCACACTCGAGGAGTGCATGAACGTGCTGCGGTCCAACATCAAGACGCGCACGCCACAGGACTACCGGATTTCGTATGTCAACCACATCATGCGCTACTGGTCGACCGTCCAGGATACCTCTGGAATCGCGGCCTTGAAGAAGGCCCTGGAAATGAAGAAAATTGAAATCGACTACTTTGGGCCTCGGGATACGAAGTTCGAGGTCTCTCTGGTGGACGACGGGGTTGTGATTCCGCGCCATTGGGTCGAGCACATGCCCGGAGGACAGGTTCCAGAGCTTCCGTCCACACGGTTGATGCCCCGCGCAAACGACGCAACCCGCGCGGGTATCAGGGTGGTGGGAGGACGTATTCGCCTGTTTTAGTCATGGGACGTCCCGGAAGTGAGACCCAGGGGTCAGCTTCCCAGGCAAAGCGTCGCATCCACGGATGGCGCGTTTCCTTGGCTTCGTCGTAGAGCTCATCGGGAAACACGGGCTCGAGTCCTGTCCGTCGAAGGCTCGCCTCGGGAAGAATGAACCGCAATTGGTCGTCCAACGTAAAGGGAGGCTCAGGATGCTCCCAGACAAACTCGGTCTCCTGCTCGAAGTCGTCTATCGTCACGAGCAGGGGAGCTTCCGGATAGGGATACACCCAGCACCAATCCAGAACCTCGGACGTCTTGAAATAGTGAAGCGTCCACGCATACGTCTTCCAGAAGGCATGGACCACTGGCTGCCAATTGACAACACCATCCATCAGGTGGACTCCGAAGCGTTGCTCGAGCGCGTGCCCGTCGGATGCAACGATACGGCGTTCCGACTCCTTCGCCCGTTTCAGCAGAACACGCAGCTCATCCTTGGGAGCGGTCTGTTTGTCGGCATAGAACATCGCACGCGGATATCCGTCTTCGCGAAGCGAGAACATGGCGAGATTCGGCATGAAGTCGTTCCCAAACGACATCACGCAGAGCTTGACGTAAAGCTCGGGGTCTATCGGAAGGACCGCCATCAGAGCCGGAATGCGAATCACGCGAAAGCCCGGCTCCTTGTCCCTCTCGCGGAGGACCTCAATTTGTCCGAGATGACTCTGGGCGATTGCAATCAAGACCAGGTCGGCATCCAGGCCGTAAATACAAATCCGCTTACGCTCCTCCTCGGGAAGGGTCCGAAGCCAGAGGAAAATCTTATGCTCGCCTTCCCCTCGTTCCAGTGTGTCGGACACGATGCACTGGGGAAACAGGAGTCGAATGGCATCGGCCAGTTCGCGCATGTAGGGAGTCCCGGGCGAAATCTGGTGCTTGTCAAAGGCGCACGACACGTCCGGAATCTTCATCCGCCGATAGCGCTGCTGGACCATCTTGGCATAGGGAACGAGACCGTCGAATGCGATGTAGATACGCTTGGCGTGGACCGTCTTCAGAAAGTCGTCCAAGGCAAGGAGGACACTCCCAATGGGCTCATCCGGGTTCAGATACCGATGAAGAAAGCAGTTGAAATCAAGCGCCAAGACATCGACCTCCGACGGAGGGTCCTGTTCGATGTCCGGATGAGAACGGATAAGAGACCGAACATAAAAGGGAATTCCCATACAAGAACAATGGAGCTCACGCTCAAAGTCCCTCCGGTGGCTGAACGACAACTCACGGAATGTAAGTGGGATGCGGCGGAGGCAGCCCTCAGACACAATCCAAGCCTACAGACCTCGAATGCCTATTTCAGCCCGAACCATGTGTATACCGTCGTCCGCGAAGAGGATGGGACGTTCTCTCGCGTTCGTACGAAGTCTCAGGAGGAAACAAACACAGATGTGGACTTGGCTTCTCCTCTTGGCTCTGGTGGTGTTCGTGGTCTATTGGCTGGGGGTGCGCCAGCCTCAGCGGGCACCCGGATGTAACACCTGCGCGAAGAAGCAGATTGTCTCGCCCGTAGAGTAAATGGACGACGACTATAAGGGGTTCACTTCTGTTGGAGGAGACGCGTGTCCGCAGGGGAAGATTCTGCGGATGGGCTATACGGCGAAGCGCAAGGGGACCACGTATCGCGTGAAGCGGGCGTGCATCAAGGACCGGGGCGCCAAGGGACGCTGGCAGACGGTGCGCCGCATGATGGGAATCGGACCGCTGTCGAAGGGAGACCTGACCGCCTTTGGATACTCGCACACGAAGTCGACCACAGAGCGCCATGAGGCAATTGACAAGGCCGTCTCCAAGTACGGTCGCGCAGCCACCATTCGCAAGCTCAATGCGATTGCGACCTACTCGAAGCGCACAGCGCCGACGCGTGCCAAGACGTATCGGACGGACATGCACTACGTGCAGAAGAAGTTCGCGTGAGAAGACAAATGGCCAAGAAAGCCTTTACGCTTCCCATATGGATGTGGATGCCTGCGGCTATCCTGGTTCTTTTGCTCCTGCTGAACTATCTCGTGTTCCCCATTACGCGCGTCCAGGCGTGCCCCGGGTCGCAGGTCTACTGTCCGGGCGTCGGATGTGTCTCCGGCCAGGACAAGTGCTTCGCGGGGTCCCTGGGGGGAGCGTCCAAGATTTTCTCGAAGGAGACGTTCACCACGTGCCCGGACAAGACGCGTTCGGACGGTCCGTGCCTGATGTCATTCTAGAGCAATGGAGGAGAGTCAGATTGCCAGCCTCGTGTGCCTGGCTGTCCTCGAACTCATCCTGATAGGACTTTGTCTGCGAAAGGACAATGAAGAACGTTGGACTGAACTCGATTCCATCCGTGAAAGGACACGTTCTGAACCTGACGCTGAATCTGGTCTTCGTAGCTATCTTTTACATCTTTCTCGGCGCAGCAGTGTCGTATGCCTTGAGGAACCTGGCTCCGACGTTTGACGCCGAGTGGGAGGCGCTTCCCAATGCCGTCCAGGCCGCCGATGTCGCACTTGAAATCTCGGTGATTGTCCTCGTCGCCTTCTGGCTCACGTATGTCGTCCATCGGTGGATTCCCATTGTTCCTGTCTCACCGGCCCTCGAGCACTACATTGAATCGTTCGGCGGCCAGATGGTCTTTCTCTACGCCGTGTTTCTCTTCATGGAAACGCTCGACGACAAACTCAAGCATGTCTTCCAAGATATTTTCGGACGGATAGAGTAAACCATGTGGGCCAAGCTTCTTTTCTCTGCGGTGCTTTTCTACGCGTTCGTCCCGGGGGTTCTCCTCAACCTCTCCACCCCCTTCACCTCTCCCGCCCTCACGCACGCCATCCTCTTCGCCCTCGTCTCCGGCTTTGTCTGGAAGGCCGCGAAGCCCTTCCTCCCCAAGTATTAAGCTGGGTGACAAAAACGGATTGAACCGGGACAGGGTCTGAGGACAGTCCCCAAGACAACAATGGACCTTCTTGCAACCACCGCACTGCTTGCGCGCCTGGACGAGCTCCAGGTCGAGCTCACGCGCATCGAGCAGCACATGACAGAGACGAATCCACACTCCGACCAGGCTCTCCTGGACGACGCGTGGGATGCTATCGTGGCAGAGATGGAAGAACTTCAGGAGATTCTGATGGTCGACGAGGCCAACGCCCTCGTGGACCTGCGTGGATGTGAGGCGTGCTCCGGCTGCATGTACTGCGAGAGCGCGTCCGGGTATGACCCCGCCGGCGAGATTTGACGAGACCAACGAAGACACCCACCAGCACCCTTTTCCGGGTAACAGACTACCATGGCAGACCTCACACTCACACTCCTCAAGCGCATCGAGAACCTGGAGGAGAGGTTCCGTCAGAAGTATGAACCAAAGAAGACGTTCACGCCCGAAGATCTCCTCGCCCTTCCGATTGCACGAAAGACGAATGAGATCGAGGTGATTCTAGACAGGGTTGTGTATAGCGTGTCGGACGCTGCAGCACTGGGGGAGACGTCCTATGTCTGGGAGTTTACGGAGGAGCAGTTCCAGCGCATCCTATCCAGCGACAGGTATCGTGGTCCACCCATCACGCTGAACGACATTCTCGAAGCGACCCGCGAACGGTTCCCCGGCTGTAACGTTGAAGGGGTGGAGAAGACAAAGGTCGTGGCGGGACCGTTTCTGTGTACGAACACCTGCGCGACAACCCAGACAACGAAGGGCATCCGCGTGAGCTGGGCGTAGACAGAGACACAGAATAGACTTAGTGGTGTGTGGCGGATTTTCGGGGTAACGGCAACCATGGAAACGCTCTCACGGAACGACCTTCTCACAATGGCGAAGGAAAGCAGAGCCAACGCGCTCAAACGGTATGTTGATGCCGCTATCAAAGTCGTGGCACGACATGCAAAGAGGGGAGAGACGCGCGTGTGTTGGGACGAGGCCCCCCAAGAAATCCAGCTGAAGAAGTTGAGCAATGCGCGCGGATTTGTCGCCTCCCTTACGGTTGAGGAATTCATGACGGAACTTCGGGCTCGGCTTCCCGGGTGTACCGTCCAGCGTACCGAGGGTTGGGTGGATGTCGATGTAAACACGAGCTGGTTTGGTGGACCGAACATCGTGCCGAAGCTGGTACAGTATATCGAGGTCTGTTGGGAGGAGAAGGACGAGAGTCACATGGAGTAAGCACAGAGCAAACGTCTTCGTCGTGTGTGGCGGATTTTCGGGGTAAAGATGGCGACCAAAGTGAAAACAACCACCGTGCAGACGACGAAGGTGACGAAGGATGACGTCACTTGGGTCTGTAAGAAATGCAAGACGGGATGGACGACTCAAGGTGGAGCACTCGCCTGTTGCGGAACCAAGCGCGGAGCCTGCTACCGGTGTGGACGGACGAGTCATTATGCGAACGAGTGTTACGCGAACACACATCGTCGCGGATACGACCTTGACGATTAGGTAGACAACAGATTTAATGTGATGTAGCCTTCTTTTTGTAATGGAGTACCAAGACGACGACCGTGCGTACCTTCGTCCCGCACGGAAAACGGAATCGGCCGCTCTCCCACCGCTGTCTCCAATGGCGTATCTTCAGGATTATCTTCGCAATCATGCAACGTTCGACATTCAGGGACGGCATACCGTCTACTGGGTCCCGTTTGACATCTTTGCTAAGCTCCCGATTGAGCGGTGGCAGTACAACCGTCCACCTGATGAGGCGCGCGTTGCGGAGATTCGCGAGTGGATGCGGACCTCGGAGCGTGTAGATGGAATCATCCATCTCGCTGCAATTGGGACGAAGCTCGTCTGTTACGAGTCCAACCATCGTCGAGAGGCGATGAAGGGACTTACAAATCTCCACAATGTCCTTGTTGACATCCTTTGGGATGCCACAGATGGGGAAGTCAAGGAGGAGTTCTTCCGTCTCAATAAGGCTGTCTCCGTTCCCGACCTCTACGTGACTGAGGACCAGAGCATCCAACTGGATGAGCTTCGAGCTGCTGTGGATGCCTTCTGTGCGAACTACAAGGCCTTAAAAGTTCCGAGTTCTCGCCCTCAACGGCCTCATTTCAATCGGGATATGGTCACCGACGAATTCTATCGCATGATGAAGGAACTCAAAATTGGCGTGCCTGAACTCATGGACCGACTCACGACGCTCAATACACGGCTTCGGAGCCGCGACAAGAGCAAGCTTACCGACAAGGTCGTCGCGAAGTGTGAGGCCTCGGGACTCTGGCTGTTTGCGTGGTCGGCCAAGCTGAATTCGGCAGATATGCGATAGGTCTTCACTCAACCCAATGAAGAGATAGCAATGAACCCCGTTGTGATGTATGAGTGCCACGCCTGTGGCCAGTCCTTTTCCAGTGAGCTCTGGCTTCGGTACCACGACAGCGTGTGTATCCCCAGGAACTTACCGGCAGCCGACACAGTTCCAGCATGGACTCTGTCGTCGCCCGCGGTCTTCTTCGTCGTTCGCCCCTCGGTCGTGCCCGTCTGCTTGGGTTAGTGACGGCATACGTCACTGACACGAACTTTATCAATCTTCTTGCCAACATCGATGTCAATCGCGAGGACAGTATCTATCGCTGGACCAAGTTCCTGTCCGCCTTCAATTCCAACGAGGCCCTCTGGACGCAGGTCGAGGCGTGGCTGCGGTCCTGATGGTAGAAAACGGATACAGGAAGTCACCGAGAACGCTCGGTATTCAACATGCCGATGGATACTATCGCTGACCGCCTTCAGATGCGTCGCCGCGCAGACGAGCTTATCGGACACATTGTCCGAACGCGAAACGAGAATATTGAAACCCTTGACAGGTATCGGACTGAGATTGACCGTGTCACATTGAATGCGCGGGCCGATATGCGAGAGAATGAGGAGCTCCGAGCTCAGGTTGCACGTCTTGAGGCGCATGTTGCCTCCCTTCGCGAGCGTCTTCGGATGCGTCCTCAGCCCCCGACGTGCAGTGAATGTGGGGATAGGGGTCATCGCCGGAATCAGTGCAGTCGCTAAACACTACTGATAAACTGCCACTGGAGGTAGGCACAAATCTTCGCCCAAATCTGGTCGTGGGCGATGAGTCGGTCTCTGCTCTTCAAGAGGGGGAAGTAGACCTTGTATTCGTCAAGGTCGAGGAGCTCGAAGAACTTGTAGAGGATATAGCTGTAGCTCAAGAAGTTCGTCCGGTCGTCGGGGCAATAGAGCAGAAACGGCGCCTGAATCTCCTGAAACATCGCGCGAATCTTCTCCTCAATCTCCGGAGTAATCGTCGGCGGAGGGTTTCCATTGAGCCGGCTGAGGATGTGGGTCCGGTGCTCATAATACTTGGACCGCCCGAGCTTTTTCAAGATTTGACGAATGTCCTCTTCGGACAAGTCCGCCACATTCGTAATGCGCCGCTTCTTGAGCTCGAGAATGACCTCGTTCATCACGTCCTCAGGAATCACCGTCGATTCCTTCGCCTGAAACTGGTTCAGAATCTCATTCAGGTGGTTGATTTTCTTGTACGCATAGTTGTTCCGCTCTTTGGGCGGGTCGCGGAAGCTCGGGAAATCACTCACCACTAAGGCATACTCTTCGGACCCACACTTGGGACAGACGAGTATCCCCTCTGAGGGAATCTCTTCGCGGGCCACATTGCACGTCGTGCAGTGCTCGGTCATCTGTTGCGTCATCTCTGGCCCCGAGGAAAGCTTCATCCGTTGAACGTACTCATCGAACATCTGCTTCCGCGTGGGGCCTGTCTCTCCAGGGGCTGCATTTGCGAAGAACTTCGCAAAGGGGGTTGTTTCACGAGGAGCTGCAGGAAGACCCACCGGGTCGTGCTTCTTGTAGTAGTCCAAGAGCAGGTCCATGTTCTTCATGTAGTAGTCCTCCACGGGATTCGACTGGGCCAACTCAGATTCCAACTCGCGGACCTTCGCGACCCGCTGTGTCGCCTCGACAATACTCGCAAGGTCATTCTTCGCATAGAGGTCTGAAATTTCCGATTTCAGATGGTCCGCCTCCATCTGGCGCTCCTCCTGTGTCGACATCAAGTCGCGTAAGGTTTGCACCACGTCCCGATGCACTGAGTCCAGAGTTCCCGTTGCCTGTGTTCCTGAGGGCGCTTCCCGGATTTTCCGCACGCGAAAGACATCCATTTAGGAATGTCATCACTTGCCCCCTGTAGACGGAATTTTGGAACATACAGGGGCGCTGCCGCTTGAACGCCTCCAGCATCGTCTCTCCATCCATGTGAAAGCGAGAACAGACGTACGCGAGCGCAAGAAAGGCACTCCGATTGATGCCTGCCTGACAGTGAACGTAGACGACTCCGGTTCCCGGGCTTCGCAAATACGAAAAGAGGGTCTGTTCGAAGGTCGGATACCAATCAAGGATACAGTGCTGGTTGGTATCGGGCGCACTCAAACAGGTGTACTGATTCGGATATTTGGTTTGAAACCATCCCGGACTATCTCCTGGAAAGGCACAGTTAATCACATGTGTAATTCCCCGTTCATACACGAACTTGGGGGTCAGATACGCCCCAGGGCCTACGAGAATGCGCGTGTGGAAGTAGGCAGGGGGCTGTCGAAGGTAGTCTGGTACGGGAACCAGCATTGTCTAGACGACGAGCTTGGCTTTTAATGGTCGCACCCCGGGACACCACCTCCGGCAACACCACACCATCCCGTGGTGTAGCCCTGCGCCGCGCGACAAGGACATGCGCGGGTTGCCCGAACACAGGCCATCTCCTCCTCGTGGCGAAGCTGCTGGGTAGACCGCGTCATCCGAATGCGATTTGCGTAGGGCTCCCACCCTCCCTTGGCAATCGCCTCCATCTGGCGAAGCGTCCAGGCATAGGAGGCTCCGCTGTGACCTTGATACTGCATCTCTGCATTGATGAGGGCAAGTTCCATTGCAGAGCTAAACATGAAGCCATCCTTTCCGGGCGTGGTCGGCAGGCGCATGTACTCCCACATCTCGGCCTTCGTAATCGCCTGGTAGGCATCTGCGAGCATCGTGGCCTCGTGCGCGTCAAATCCAAGAGCAGTGAACTTCTCCATCGTTTCGTATAAAACGGGTGCCTTGAAAGCAAAGCATCCGTTTTATGGAGATTCAGATGTATGTCGAGCGCGTTCTCGACGAGCATCGACTTGACGATGAGATTCTTCGGATTCAGAACCTGCTGCTTGGGTTGACAAAACATCCACACCCCGAGAAGGCGGTCCAAGCCTACAAGATTCGTCACATGACGGAAATCTTTCGAGCACTGCTCTCAGCCAAGGAGGCCCGAGAGAAATGTATTCAGGAGGTTCGTGAGGACCACAGCGGCAGCGCCGAGAATCGCAGCCCCCGTCCAGCTGACAACACCCCCCGACGTGTAGGCGTTTGGAACGTACTGAAGCAGAAGATTACGAGGAGTTGACAGCGAGACAATCGCGCCCGCAAGGAAGATGGCGATGTAGAGGGTGGTATTCGCGAACATGAACCGCATCGCGGGGAGACTGGGTTTGAAGCTCGGGGCCATCGCCGAGTGACCGGGTGTCGGGATACTAGGAAGGGGCATGATGGGAGGCTGCGACTGAGGACCCTGCGGCGACGGGAGGAGCGCATCGAGCGACGTGGCGTCTTCCATTTGTTTATGGAGACGACAAGCTTTCGCACGACGCGTCTTCGACGCGGTATTTGTAACACTTTCCATCCACCTTCACGACTTTCTCGACCATCTCCTTCAGCGGGAGAGCGGGAGTCTTTTCCGCTGTATAGTTCCGATGAAAGAGAAGCACGAAGAGTCCCAGGCCAATGAGGAAGGAAAAGAACGGAGCGGCACGATGAATGGCTGCGGAGACACGTTCGCCCGTGACAAAGGCTGGCATTATCTACTCGCAAGCAAATTCAGTGACGCGGGTTCAGCCGTACACGGAACCTCCTCCGAAACAAAGCGGACGCACCCTGTGTCAACATGAAACGGACTGCTATCCGCAGGAGACGGAAGGACCTTGATTTTTCGATTCGGAGGCACAATCACGGTCGAAATTAACATCCCAACAATGGCGCCTGCGACAACCCAGCGTGCGTCGAGCATTATGTCTTGGGGAGCGAGATTCTCGCACGGAGAATCTTGTCCCCGCTGAAATAGGACGGGGCGGCGGCTCCAATGAAGGACAATCCAAATCCAGACAGAGGAATGAAGACGGAAACCGCTGTCATTGCAATTGTAAGCGCGCGATTCCCAAACTCTGAGAATGTCATCCAGGTGATGATGATACTCGATGCATAGAGGAAGGTTGTCAGCGCCGTTCCAATGATTCCCCAGACCGACGAAAAGAGCTGTTTCCAAGGACTCGTTGCCGCTTCGTAATCAAATCCCGGGTCAGGTTTTGCATCTGCTCCGAGTGCGAAGGTCTGCCCTTCTGGAATGATGACCGTGTGCTCCCCCGTTTCGTCTTTGTACTTGACTGTGAGACGACGACCTTTGATGATGTTTCCCGAATTGATGGTCTGGCTCTCCTTCTCCTTGAGTTTCTGTTGGGCGAGTTCCTGGCTTTTGATTTCGATACACGTCTGGTCGCTCGGTCCACAGATGTCTACGGCTTGGTTCTTGACATCTTCCTGTTCCGGGCCATCGAGGCGAACTGTCTCTCCAGTCGTGACAGAGGGAATCAACGACGAATCGACACTGACATCGATAGACCCAGACGCACTGAGTTTGTCCTGGAGTGTCTTCAGGACATCTGTGCTGGAATACTCGTCTCCGAAGGTTGCCGAGTTGATGACGACCATCCTGTTGTTAATTCGCAAACACAAGATTGCCGAGGCCAGAGACGATACGGAAGAAGTTCATCGACTCGACGTAGACGCCAACCGTGTACGTATAGACGAAGATGACGTTGTCATTGCCCTGGACCACCGTCACGACATCGCTCGGATTGTAGACAAGGCTTCCATCGGGGTTGCGGAGGTTCAGATTGGCCGCAGGAATAATGGTCGGGTTCTGACTGAAAAGGGTCGACTTCAGAACGCAGACAATGCTGGTCGTCGCAGCACCCGTCGTCGTACTGGCCTGAGGAAGCGGCTGCTGGAGCGTCAACCGGAGAATGACCTTGTTGAAAAGACTTCCGTTGACCGCACCGCTGGGCTGATACTGGTCGTGGTCGAGCGCAAAGGAATACATGTAGACACCCGCAAGACCTGGAGTCTCACCGGTTGTATGCCGGTACATCTGAAGGAGAGAGAAGTACGGAAGGGGCTTCGTCTGAAAGCGCTCCTTGGCATCAAAGAGGAGGACACCGTCAATCATCGGGTCGCGAGGATACGTTGACGTTGTCTGCTGCTGTCCGGACGAGTACAGCGCAGTGACGGCAGACCCGTTGATGCTCGACCACGGGGCCCGCTTCGGATTGACCCAATTGGTGTAGTTGTCCCAGTCGTTCACCAGAATCCGGTCCGACCGCTGGCTTGCGAACACGATACGTGTCACGAGATTGTACATGGGAATCTCGAGGTCCGTATTCCCTCCGAACTGGCCTTCCTTTCCAACATACCGAACGGTCTTGACGATACAGGTGGTATCCGCACGCGCAATCTGATTCCACTCCGTCTCGGTGAGCGAGATGAAGTTGCCCTCGATGTAGGGGTCCGGAAAGAAGGTCGTCAGAAGGGGGTTGCTCGGCGCACCCGCTGTCGTCGGAGGACTCAGGAAGAGTTGAAGGGGGTAGTTGGTCGGCTTGACGCGCTGCCCGTAGGTCGTACTCGCCGGGTTCACGTCGAGAACCGTATAGAGGTCGGTGATACTCCGAAGCGTGACGTTGATGTAGACCTCGGAGTTCTGAAGTGCAGCCAGGGGAAGTGCAAGACCCGGGTTCTCGCAGAACCAGAAGTGCAGCGGGACAACGAGCTGTCGACTGCGAATGCTGGGTTCGGGAATCACCGTCATCGGAGCCGCAGACGGCGTGCTCGTCGGGGTAATCGCATGGGGATACTGGTTCTTGCGGTCATACGCGTTCGCAGGGTCGTTGAGCTCCGGAACGTTTCCGACCATCTGGTCGACAATCTGACGCTTGTTCGTATCATGCGTGAGATACGAGTAGAGCTTGAGCCACTCTCCACGCAGGGACTGGATGACCTGTCCGTTGAGCGTAATGTCGACATGGTCGATGAGATTGTATCCGAGGTTCTGAATCCACTGGAACTCATACCCCAGAGAGTTCGGAGCCGTCTCCGTCAGCGTCCCTGCGCCATATCCCGAGGGAAGTGTGAGCCCGACAGACTTCATGGGCGACCAGATGTCGGGGAGGGTCAGGATAAGATACGTATCATGGAGCAGTTGCGCATAGCGGTCGATGCGGCACGACAGGGTCCGTGTTCCTGTCGACGAGAACTCCAGATTGGAGGCTGTAAAACTCATGCGAATGGACTCCATGGCGAAATTCGTATGGCGCCGATAGACGGCCCGAAAATGCGTCATGGAGGGGCTTCCGTTGACGAGCTCGTTCTGAGCCCCGACGGCGACCAGCTGGAGCAAACCACCCGGCATTTGTATCTACGCTAACGAATTGTTTAACCGGTTTCTTACTGCTGTGCGAGAGTCGAGCGGATGCCAATCGGGCGGAGGGCCTGGCGAGAGACGACATCCTTCACATTGACGACCTGGAACGTACCCGGAGCACCCGTCGCCGTTTCACAGCCGGCACACCAGCTTGTCACGGTTGTTCCTCCGGGAGCATCACCCCAAGCCGAGGCCGCCGGAACAGCCTGAATCTGACGGACCGTTGCATTGTTGGCCACGGTGGAAAGGTAGACCCCGTTTGTCTTGTCCTTCTGCTCGGGAGGCGTGGAATAGAAGCTCTTCGCAATGAGTTGGCGCTTCCGAAGCGTCAGATAGTCCTGTGCGGAGTTGACCTGCATTGTCTTACGCGAAGAGATTTATACGCGCCAGGCGCAGTGTCTGTAATGCGAGTCGTTCTCATCAGCACGCACATCGACCAGACCACAGGGTATTCGAAGGTCTCGTACAACCTCCTCAAGCAGGCGTCGACCCTTGCACCGCGTGTCAAGCTTTTTCACTACGGGTTTCAGCGTCATCCCAGTGCACCGGGCCATCGGAAGCCCCCGCAGGGTGTCAATCTTTACGATGCGGCCGCGAACGAGGACCCGAAGGAGGAGGGCTTCGGATTCAACAAGGTCCATGATTACCTGGAGATGGTCGGCCCCGATGTTGTGATGCTGTATAACGACCCGCTTGTCATCTACAAGTTTATCGAGTCGATGAAGCACGACAAGAAAACGGCGACGTATAAGCTCTGGATTTATGTCGACCAGGTCTACGAGGGAATCGCAGCCCCGCTCATGAAGGCGATTCGCGAGCACGCGGACCGGATTTACTGTTTCACAGAGCTCTGGAAGACCAAGTTTCTGTCCTACGGGGAGTTCCCGGATGTCCGTGTTCTCGAGCATGCTGTGGATTCGACGACCTTTAGTGCACTTCCTGCGGATGCGCGAGCCGCCCTTCGCAAGAACCTTGGGATTCCTGCGAACGGGGTTGTCTTCCTGAATGCCAACCGGAATAGCCAGCGCAAGCGTCTGGACCTTACGGTCGCTGGATTCGCGCGTGTTCTGAAGACGCATCCCAATACCTATCTCATTCTCGCCACCAATCTGAACCCCCAGGGAGGCGCGTACTACGATGTTCCGACGATTTTCCAGCGCGAAGCGGCCCGTCAGGGTCTCGACCAGCTTCTCCTGAGCCATCTGATTCTTATCGATACGTCGCCTCCGAATGTCGTGGGGGATGATGGAATCAATCAGCTCTACAATGCGGCGGATATTGGTATCAACACCTCGGATGGCGAAGGCTTTGGTCTCTGCCAGCTCGAGCATATGCTGACAGGAGCGCCCCAGGTTGTCACCGACGTTGGAAGCTTCCGCACGTTCCTGTCCGAGGACAATGCAGTCTTCATTCCTCCAGGGGATGATGTGTACTTCGCAGGAACCATGCCCCTTGGCGGATGGGCGCCGAGTTTCTCTATGAACTCGGTTGCCTCAGCGATGACGAAGGCCATCGAGACCCTCCCCGAGCTTCGGAAGGGTGTCAAGGGATATTCGTTCAAGACATGGACGCAGGTCTGTGATGGGTGGCTCGAGGACCTGTTGTCGGCCTAGGCTCGCCCGAGGCTCAAGGCAGCATCCATTCAATCGTGGTCGGGGACGTCAGAGTCCCCACGCGCAGTAACCGTTCCTGGTCCTCGAAGGCCGGGCCGTCGTAGACCTCCTTGGTCTGGGGGTCAATCAAGAAGACCATCTGTTTCACCGAGACCTTCTGAAGCTTCCGTTTGCGCTTCGTCATATTTCGAAGATACGTCAAGTCGGTGTCATCCGTCTTGATGTTCGGCTTGTACGCCAAATCTTCTCCCGTTGCCGTGCTGTCAAATCGCATACACGACACCACCGGAGTCTCCTTGCTATGGAGTTTCCGGTGGAGCTCGCAGTCGACTGCAGCCGATTTCAGAAGGGTCGCAATCCGTTTGGTTGTCACGTCCTTCTCATACGAGATTTCATAGAGGTACTCGTCCGTCGACATGAAGACGTCCGTTGGGTCTCCTTCGTAGCGCTTGGTTCCCATATCCGAGCGACGGACCAGCACGACGTTGTTCGAGCCCTCGGTCGACTTCGCTTGCTCTTCCGTAAAGACGGAGACATAGAAGCTCACCTTCACGGTTCGTTGGTCCTGCGGCAGACCCGCGTGAGAGCAAAGACGAACGGCACGTCCAATGACCTGGTCGTGACGGGCCGGATTCCAGTGCGGCTCCATGATGTGAACGCGACGCACGTTCAGGAGTGTGATGCCCTCCGCACCCGCCGACGAGGCCATGAAGAGGCACAGAATCTTCTTGCCTCGTGTCTCAACCGAGGCCTTGAGACTCGGAGGAAAGTCGCGGCTGTAGTTGCTCGGTCCATTGAAAATCTGGCGGATGTACTCGCGTTTTTGAGCGTCGTCTCCGGCTTTGGCACCCGTGTAGAAGGCGTACGCCGGCTTGTCCGAGCTCATACTCGGGTCCTCCACCCACTGATTGTTCTCCTTGATGAGCTTGTACTCCTGCCAGCCGTTGGCATCGAGAATCGCGCTGAAGACTCCGAGACCTTCGAGTTCGCGGTACTGCGAGTAGACGAACTGATTGTTCCAGGTCTCTCCCTTTCCCAGGGACTCCTTGACGTTCTTCAGCATGCGAAGCATCTTCGGACTGAAGGTCTCCAAGGCTTTCTCCGACAAGAAGCGCTTGGGGTCCGCCCTGAGCTTGTTGAGAATGGCTTCTTTTTCCGGGACCGCGTCTTCGGTCGCCGCATCCTGGTCGAGTTCACGCAGGTCCGGGGGAATGGCATAGTTGCAGGCCAGCCGGGAGTTCACGCGGAAGGTCTTCATCTCCTGGTCACCGGTTCCCATGGTCGCCCGATTCTTGTTCTGCTGGATTTCCTTGAAGCGAACCGCGAGGTAGTGATTGAACTGTTCGGTCGACATCGGAACCTGTTCGAGCATCTTCTCGGGCTCAATGACCTTCGGAAGCATCCGCTCATCAGCTCCGCGGAAATAGGACACCAGGCCCTGAATCCGGCGCTGCAGGAGATTGGTGTTCTTGAGCTGGAGACCGTCCAGGAAGAGCGCTGCGAACTCTTCGTACTTGGTCGGCAGACACTCGAAGGATTCCACCGTAATGCGGTCGACGGCAAGTTCAGCGCCTCCAACCTCGGTCTCGAAGGTCGACTTCCAGGAGGACACCCAATCCTGGGGACTGGCGATATAGGCCATCTCCTTCTTGTACTGGACGGCAATCCGGTCGCCCTTCTCCGAGTAGACACTGCGGAAGTTCGGTGGATTGCGGGTCACCAGGAGGTACTTCTTGAGCGTGTTGTACTCGACCGTATCCATGTCGGGCACATTCCGCAGGACGCTTGTCATCTTCTCTTCGTCCCATGTGGGAATCGACTTGATGGGAATCGTGATGCGCTCAATGGGGCCCCGAAGCAGGTTCATGAGGTAGGCGACCTCGTTCGCACGGTTAATGACGGGGGTGCCGGAGAGGGCGACCACTTTGCAGTCAAGCGCTGTGTAGATGCGCTCGTAGAGTTTGCCCGCGAGTTCTGACTCGTTGATGACGCGGGAGATGAAGTTATGGACCTCATCAATGATGACCACGCTACCCGAATACGGGTTAGAACCATCCTCAGGAACATACTTTGCGATGTTCGCAGAGGATAATCCGTTGTAGCGGATGAAGGTGAACCGCTGCCCGAGGACATCATCAAACTGAGCCCGAATGGCATCCTGTGCGGTCTTCGGAAGCTTATTGAAGTTCGGCTCTTCGCCTGCGGCCGTCGTGAAGAAAAAGCCCTGGCGGTCCAGGAATCCATCCGAGAGTCCGAGTTTCCGCGCCACCTCACGGGACTCGTCATTCAGAGCCTGCTGACGCCAATGGTGGTCGAAGAGATACAGGGGAGCTCCGCATGTCTGAAGCTCGCCTTTGTAGTTGTCCTCGAGCGAGGCCGGAAGCATCACATACACCTTCTTTGTCGTCAAGAGAGATTCGGCGACGGCAATGGAGGAACAGGTCTTGCCGGACCCGAGTCCGTGATAGAGAAGGAGACCACGATAGGGTGTCTCAACCGACAGGTAGTCCCGTACAATCTTCTGATGCGGAAGGAGTTCCCGCGAGCCGCTGTCGCGTTTCAGACAGAGGTCGACGTCCTTGTCTTCCTGGGTTTGCGGTGGCATGGGGTATTTCAAAAAGATGCGCGCCACCGCATCCGCAAACGCCTTGCGGTTCGGAAGGATGTACGGCCGAGCCATTGTTTTTCGCAAGGATTTGATAATGGGGCGAAAATCCTATCGTACGACGATGGTCGCCATCTACCTCTTTCTGATGGCCGGATTTCTATACCTCAAGCCCGGCATTGCCTTCGGGCGTGAGGGACGGATTCGTCCGTTCGGAACTCAGGACCGCGAGGCCACTGTCTTCCCGCTGTGGTGGTGGGTCTTTGTTCTCTCCGTCGTGGCGTATTGCCTGACGGTCTGGTTCTATCGGTTCCGGATTTAATCGGTCTC